TAGTGTTAGTACAAAAAAGATGGCATTCTTAAAACGTAAAAAGAAAAAGAAAAAAGATTATAAAGAAGATGTTGAAGCTCCTGTTAAAACACCAGATGTAATAACACCTGATGCAACATTCGCAAGCATGCCTGTATTTAAAGTCGGTGATGGTGATTTCTCAAAATGTAAATTTGGTAAAAGTAAATTTTCTAGGTGGGCTAGACATATTGATACAGATTCAGATATAGGTAAACGTATTCATGCTTACGCAAAAAAGAATCCTAAAAAATCTATTATTGTTCAACATGAAAAATCAGGACACATGCTTTATTTAAGAAAGTATTCTAAATCTGATGGAAGTAAATCAGGTATTATGGTAAAGAAGAAGGAGAAATAAATGTTTTCAATGATCGGTAACATTCTATCTACGGGGTTAAATATTTATGATCGTATACAAAAAAACAAACCAAAACCAAGCTTTAAAGAGTTTCAAGAACGAAAAAAGAAAATGGATGATGCATTGGCAGATGGTGATGTTGATAATATTGACACTATGTTTGAGTGGATGTCTGACCGCGCAAGGGCAGGTAAGAGTGGTAGGGGAGAGCCAAATAAGTAAATTAGATAATGGTAATTATGAAGTAACACCAAAATGGTTGAAAGATCGTTTTGATACAGAAAATTCACTTTTAAAACAACTTCAAGACTGTCAAGAAGGAAGATGTAACTAATGCCCATGGACAAAGAGCAACAAAAGATTTGTGATAATTCTTTCTTGTCTTTAGGAAAAGATATAGATCATTTAGAATATAGAATAACTGAACAAGATAAAGATACAGAGTTTTTAAAAACACATATTTCAACAAAGCACAAAGAACAAAGCGAAAAGATTCAAAAGGTCAATGATAGAATGGATAACCATATTGCTACAGAGACCGAATTTCAACAGCGAATTCATAAAGAAATACTTGATAAGTTTGCTAAACTTGATGTGAGAATGTCAGCTTTAGAGAAATGGAAAGCGGTTATTTATGGTGGTATTATCACAATAGCTACTCTTATTGGCTATATTTTCCAAGCAAACGTCAGGTTAAGATAATCTTCCTTGTATTATTAATTTTAATTTAGTATAATATATATCATGAATGACGAAAAAATACATATAGGAATTGTTGGTGCGGGGAAAATAGGAACCGCTATTTACGAATTGTTAGTAAGTAGTAATTCATATAAAGTTTCTATTGCCGATCAAACCGATAAAGAACACTTTGGTGATAATTTTGTTAAACTGAAAATTACCAAACCAACATATGAACCAGACGGAACTGGTAAATCTGTACAGTTTAATGAATTTGTTAAAGATAAAACTCTTATCATTAACGCACTCCCTTATACAAAAAATATAGATTTATTTGAATCTTGTTATAATGCTGATGTTCCATATTTTGATTTATCCGAAGATGAGCGATTAGATAATTATATTATAGGTTTAAAAAATATACCTTTCACTATGCCACATTGTGGTTTAGCTCCTGGTCTTTCTACTGTTATAACAAATCACTTAGTTACTAAATTTAATACCTGTTCTAATGTAAAAATTAGAGTTGGAGCATTATCACAAAACGCTACGAATAAATTAAGATATCATAGTTCGTGGAGTGGTGATGGACTTGTCAACGAATATAAGGGCAAGTGCCAAGTAGTTCATGATGGATTTTATGACGAAGTAGAGGCTTTATCTGGTTATGAAAAAATAACTATTGATGGTCATGAGTATGAAGCCTTTCATACTTCAGGTGGTATTGGAACATTTGCTAAAACTCTTTCTGAAACACACCAAGCAATGAATGTTGATTATAAAACATTAAGAAGAATAGGACATCATGATTATGTCGATTTTCTTTTTAATGATCTAAATCTTTCGCAACAAGAACTCACAAGAATTTTTAAAGAACATATCCCAACAACAAGAAAAGATGAAGTTATTATATATAGTATAATCGGTGGTTATGATTATAATGAACTTGACTATAAAGAAAGAGCGTATTATAAAGTTTTTAAACCTGAAACTATTAACGGTAGGTATATGACAGCAATAGAATATACGACAGCGATAGGTATGTTAGCAATGGTAGAGTTGTATTTGAAATGTAAATTACCACAGCGTGGGTATGTGAAACAAGAAAGTGTTAATTGGAAAGACGTATTGAGTACAACTTTTGGGAGTTATTATAGAGAGGATTAAAGTGAGCGCTTATATTGATGTAAAATATATACAATTATTATCACCAACATTAGAACGATTTAAACAAAACCATCACAACCTTTGGAACTTCAGATGTCCAATATGTGGTGATTCGGAGAAACACCAGAACAAGCGACGTGGTTTTATATATGAAAAGGGTAATAAATACTTTTACCGTTGTCATAACTGTGACTACGGAACCACTTTTGGTAAGTTTTTAGAAAAAGTACATCCTGTTTTACATAAAGATTATATTACTGAACGATACAAGGAGAAGCAAAGTGAACCAAATCAAATCATTCCAAAATTCAACTTCACACCAAAATTCAACCGTATTTTACAAGGACTATCAACTATTGATTCCTTACCAGACCAACACCCAGCAAAACTTTACTTAAAAAAAAGACAAATACCAGAAAAGTATTTTAGTAAGCTTTATTTTTGTACGAAATTTAAAGAGTGGACTAATAAAATTATCCCAAATAAATTTCGGTCGTTGAAACAAGATACACCTAGATTAGTGATTCCGTTTTTTGATAGTGACAATAATGTTATTGGTTATCAGGGTAGGTCGTTTGATCCAAAAGACCAATGTAAATACATAACAATTAAATTAGAAGGGGTCGAAAATTTAATATTCGGTCAAGAAAGACTTGATATTAATAAAAAACAGTATTGTGTTGAGGGCCCTTTGGATAGTTTATTTTTACCAAATTGCTTAGCAATAGCTGGTTTAAACTTTAAAGGTGTCGGATTGAGTAGTGTGATAATTTTAGATAATGAAAAACGAAATAAACAAATAAAGGAGGCAATAAACAAACTTATTATTAATGGTTATAGTGTTTGTATTTGGCCTGATAATATAAGGGAAAAGGATATTAATGATATGGTTATGAAAGGAATGTCAAGCGAAGAAATCGTGAGCGTCATAGATACTAATACATATTCAGGTCTGCAAGCAGAATTTCAACTCTCTCGGTGGTCTAAATGTTAAGGAGACAGTATGCTTTTAACAGAAGAACAAACAGAAGAATATTTAAGTGAGATGATTAATCGTTATGCAAATATAGAACAAGACGCAGTAACTAGTGAAGCATTGCATAAGAAACATGCATTTCAAGATATGAGAATTGTACTTTTTGGAGATGATAATGGAAATAAAAGAGAGAAAGTTACATAAGCACGGATTTGTAAGATTAATTGACATAATGGGTGATGATGATTCAATTGCAGATGCGGCTCGTGTATCCTATGGAAAGGGTACACGGACTGCATCCGACAATAAAGGTTTGATTCGTTATCTTGTAAGACATAAACACACCTCCCCGCTTGAGATGGTAGAAGTTAAATTCCATCTCAAGCTCCCCATCTTTGTTATGAGGCAGTTGGTGAGACATCGAACAGCATCCCTCAATGAATATTCTGGAAGATATTCTATAATGTCGGATGATTTTTATGAGCCAAGTGATGATTATATTCAACCACAATCACAAACAAATAAACAAGGTAGAGGTGGTGAACTTTCTGATGCGTGGAAACAAAGTTATAAACAGAGAATACATGAGATAACTGCTAAGGCTAAGTATGCTTATAAGTTTTTGATTGGTACTGAATCAACGTCACATGGTGGATTAACAAGAGAGTTGGCAAGAACCGTTTTACCAGTATCAAACTATACAGAGTGTTACTGGAAGATAGACTTGCACAACTTTTTTCATTTTTGTCGTCTAAGAATGGATGATCATGCTCAACAAGAAATACAAGATTACGCTAAAGTAATGTATGAAATGGTGAAACCAGAAGTGCCAATAGCAACAGAAGCGTTTGAAGATTATATATATAATTCTTCTACACTAAGTAGAATGGAAATGAATGTATTAAAATATGTTTTTGATAATTTTCCTTTAATGCAACATTCATCAGGATATTGTCAGAATATTATAAGTTACATGGACGAGATTAGTAAAGAAAAAGATTTTGGATTGAGTAAACGAGAGTGGGTAGAATTGAAAGAGAAAATAAATATTTGAAAGGATATAATATGGTAGAAATGACTGATTATCAAAAATACATACACAAAAGTAGATATGCCCGCTGGTTGGAAACGGAAAACCGAAGAGAGAATTGGGAAGAAACAGTAAAGAGATATTTTGATTTCTTTGAGAAACACCTCAAAGAAAAATTTGATTGGAAAATGAAGGAAAGAAAAGAACTTGAATCGGCAGTATTGAACATGGAAATTATGCCATCCATGAGAGCATTAATGACTGCTGGGCCAGCTTTGGAACGTGATAATATTGCAGGTTATAATTGTGCAGCAGTTACTGTAAATCGGATCCGAGCCTTTGATGAAGCTATGTATGTTTTGATGAATGGTACTGGAATGGGATTCTCTGTAGAACGGAGAGAAGTAGAAAAACTACCAGAAGTTCCAGAAGAACTTTATCCATCAGATACTACTATTCATGTTACTGATAGTAAACTTGGTTGGTCAAAATCATTTAAAGAATTAATTTCACTTCTATACGCTGGTCATATCCCTAAGTGGGATACTTCTAAAATAAGACCGAAAGGTGAACGATTAAAAACTTTCGGTGGTCGTGCATCCGGGCCAGATCCATTAGAAAGTTTATTTCGTTTTACTGCTGAAACTTTTAAGATTGCAAGAGGTAGAAAATTATCTTCTATTGAGTGTCATGATATTATGTGTAAGATTGCAGAGATAGTTGTAGTTGGTGGTGTTCGTAGATCAGCATTAATCTCTTTGTCTAATCTTACAGATGAACGAATGAGAAAAGCAAAATCAGGTCAATGGTGGATGGAGACACCTCATAGAGCATTGGCTAATAATTCTGTCGTTTATACTGAGCCACCTGATGTAAACATTTTTCTTAAAGAATGGTTATCCCTGATTGAAAGTAAATCAGGTGAACGTGGTATTGTAAATAGAAATGCTTTGAAAAAACAAGTAAAAAGACTTGGTGATCGTAGAGACCCTGATCATGATTTTTTACTCAATCCTTGTGCTGAAATAATTCTAAGGGATCGTGAGTTTTGTAATTTATCTGAAATCATTGTAAGAGAACATGATACTGAAAAGACAATAAAAGAGAAAGTTAGACTCGCAACAATTTTAGGTACTTTTCAAGCAACACTTATAGATTTTAAATATATTAGTAGTGAATGGGCAAAGAATTGTAAAGAAGAAGCATTACTTGGTGTTTCTATGACAGGTATTATGGATAACCCACTAACATATGAAAATAAGAATGGTAAATTAGATGATATGTTGGGAGAATTGAATAAGTATTCTGTTAAAATAAATTCGGAGTATGCTAAAGCTATTGGAATTAATCCAGCAGCTGCAGTTACCTGTGTGAAACCATCAGGTACAGTTTCACAATTGGTTGATGCTTCTTCTGGTATTCATACAAGACATTCTCCTTATTATATCAGAACAGTTCGGTGTGATAAGAAAGATCCAATTTCACAATTTATGAAAGATCAAGGAGTTCCTTGTGAGGATGATGTCACGAAACCAGATAATACTTATGTATTTTCTTTTCCTACTAAATCCCCATCACACTCTGTTTTCAGGAATGATAAAACAGCAATAGAACAACTTGAAACTTGGAAAATCTATCATACAAGTTGGTGTGAACATAATCCATCAGTAACTATTACTGTTAGAGAACATGAATGGATTGAGGTTGGTGCTTGGGTATATAGCAATTTTAATGAAATTGGTGGTGTTTCTTTTTTACCACATTCTGATCATACTTATAGGCAAGCCCCATATCAAGAATGTGGTAAAGAAGAATATGAAAAAATGTCTAAATTGATGCCAAAAAATATTGATTGGGATAAACTTTCTGAATACGAGAAAGAAGATAATACTATTGGTAGTCAAGAATTGGCCTGCTCAGGTAATTCGTGTGAACTTGTGGATATGTCTTAGGAGTTATATATGGACGAAGAATTTGAAAGCAAATTTTACTGTGATAACTGTGGTCATAATTTTTGTATGGAGGTAGAAGAAGATATGCCTGAACCCAAGTTTTGTATATTTTGTGGTTCAACGGTTTATATTAGAGATGAAAATTTCGAGGATGATGAGGATGAAAATTATTAATGAGTTCAAAGAGTAAAAATAAAGGTAAGAGTTGGGAGAGAGATGTTTGCCTGTTCCTTTCTGATTTGTATAAACAATCATTTATAAGAGTTCCTAATAGTGGAGCATTTGTAGGTGGTAAGAACGAATATAGAAAAGAACATCTTTCAATAGAGCAGATAAAGTTATCCAGGGGTGATGTTGTTCCTCCATTACATTATCCTTACTTCTTAGCCGAATGTAAAAATTATGCAGATTTTCCTTTTCATTTATTGATAGGAAATAATAGTATAGCACTTTTAGATACTTGGATAGACCAAGTTGAACATGATGTAACTAATGAAAATGATTTGTGGATATTGTTTATCAAAATTACCAGGAAAGGAACATATATACTTTTTGATATGAATTTGTTTGGTGATATAAGTAATTTTTTACTTGATGGTGTTAAGTATAAAAATTATTGGTTGTGTGATATGAAATGGTTTTTTGATTGTTATAAAGATGAAATTGAAATGAGGTGGAAAAATGGTAAACAACAAAAAGATCAATGTAGCGTTTAATGGATTTGGGCGGATTGGAAGAAGTCTAATTCGTAAACTTATTGACAATGAAAATTACAATATTGTAGCTATTAATGCCCGAACAACTGTTGAAGTTCGTGCGCATCTTTTTAAGTATGACTCTATTCATGGTCATTTTAATGGTGATGTATCATATGAGTTAGATAATTTAATCCTCAATGGAAAATCTATTCCAAATTTTGACAGAAAAACACCTAGTAAACTTCCGTGGAAAGAATTAGAAGTTGATATTGTAGTTGATTCAACAGGTAAGTTTACAGATAAACATTCACTTGAACAACATATAGAAGCTGGTGCAAAGAATGTTATTGTAACATCACCAGCTAAAGATGTTGATGCTACTTTAATTTATGGTGTGAATGAAACAGAATATAAGTTACAAGATACAAATATTATTTCAACCTCCTCATGTACAACAACCTGCCTTTCTCCTCTCCTCAAAATTCTTCAAAAGAACTTTGGTATTAAATATGGTTCTGTAACAACCATTCATTCTTATACTATGGGTCAGACATTACTTGATTCTTCCCATCCAGATTTACGAAGAGCTCGAGCAGCAACTATGTCTATTATTCCAACATCTACAGGAGCAGCAAAGAATATAGGAATTGTTCTTCCTGAATTAGAAGGAAAGCTAGATGGTATGGCAATTCGTGTTCCGGTACCTGATGTTTCATTATTGGATATATCAGTAGAATTAGAAAAGGATGTTACTGTTGATATGATCCATGATATGTTTGTTAAAGAATCCAAGGGTAAAATGAATGGTATTATTGATGTTTCCTGTGAACCACTGGTTTCAGTTGATTATGTTGGAAGTCCCTTTTCCTCAATAGTTGATTGTTTATCTACCAAAGTTATTAATAAGAGGTTCCTTAAATTACTCGCATGGTATGATAATGAGTTTGGATACAGTTGCCGAGTGTTAGATTTGATGGATCTTATTAGTAAAAAAATAGTTTCTAAGTCTATACAAACAAAGGGTTTATAACTCCTTGTAAATAAAGGGGTTATAGTGATTGTTGATAACTCCTTATAAAACAATGACTTACAACGTCACTTTTTCCTTGACTCCTAAGACCAATTCCCGTATAATAGTAGTATAATTAATAAGAGAAGGAGAAATAAAATGAGTATTTGGAAAGATTTTGGTGATGACCGGGATGAGTTTTTTAATAGTGATGAGGAATTGCGACTTAACCATGAAGAATTTGACCAATGGTTAGATTCTATAAATGAATCTAATGACGCAAAGATGGATGAAAAACATTATAATAAAGAAGTTGAGTATCCAGAAATTGTAGTCGAATCTCCTAATTATAAAATGACTTATAGTAATAATTGAGGGTAATATGAAAAGTTGGTTGATTGATGATTGGAAGAATCATCGTTTTCGATTATTTTGTGAAACGATTGGTTCATTATGTTTTATTAGTATCATGGTTTTAATGGCATGGTATGGTGATGATGTTTCTATTTTAAAAATATTTTTAATTCAATTAGTAGGTTCAACATTACATATTATTAATGCGTATTTAAGAAGTAGCGTAAATTTGATCGTTTTAAATGTGATAGTGATAATGATAGCAATCTTTGGAATTTGGAGGATATTATGAGTGATGGACACGTTTGTTATGATATAATGATATGTCAAGATGGTGTTACAAGAGCTGTTCCAGTAATTAATGGAGAGAAACAAGATCCCACATATAAAAATATGTGGAAGAAAGAGAAACCAGAAAAGGATGAAAAGGATGAAAAGAAAGAAAAACCTAAGGTAACTATTCAAGATAGAATTCAAGGGCAGGTTGAAGATTATATTTCTGCCGTTGAAGGAATAGTTGACAATTTTATTAAAAATGATTATAAACTTAAATATGATTGTTATGCTCATTTAAGTAATTTGGGATGTAAGGCTGTTCATGCTCGAAAAATGAGACAGTTTTATATTGATTGCTTTAATGAGTTGGTTGACGTATACAATAAAGATGATGAATATTACTTAGAAGCATGGAGTCACTTGAAACCAAAGTATCATAAAAAGATGATGGACTTCTATGGTGTTATTTGTGATGATATTGACCGTCTTATTAAAAATGCTACGGCTCAAAGAAAGCCTAGAAAGAAGAAAACTCTTTCTGCAGAAAGATTGGTTAAGAAGATAAAGTATCAAGTTGAATTTCCTGAGTTGAAGTTGGTTAGCGTTAATCCAGAAAAGATTATTGGGGCCAATGAACTATGGGTCTACAATACTAAGTATAATCGTCTTGGTGTTTATCGTGCTGAAAACTCTATTAGGGGATTTAGTGTTAAAGGAACAACTCTTTTACATTTTGATGAAACAGAATCAGTTGAAAAGACAGTACGAAAACCTAAAGAAGCACTAGCTAATCTTAAAAAGGGAGCGTTGAAAAAGGCTTTAAATAGTATGAAAACGCAAGAGAAACAATTGAAGGGGCGTATTGGTAAAGACACAATTCTGTTGGGGGCATTTTTCTAATGTTTAATAAACTTGGTAAATTAATATTTTTGTATGTTATTTTAACACTTTTGTTTTCTGATCTTAGTGAAATCAAAGACCCAGGAAAAGATTTTTTTAAAAAACAGTATGAAGGAGTTGTTAGTTATATAGATAATACAGTTATTCCATATGTTGATAAAAAGTTCGATGAAGTTGATTCTGAAAAAGGAATAGTTGAGAATCTTTTATAATGAAAAATAAATTTATAAAAGCTCATTTAAAAGTTGCTCGTGTTTATGGAGAACTATCTTCCGCAACAAGATTAAAGGTTGGTTGTATCATTGTTAAAGATGATAGAATTATTTCTATTGGATATAATGGTATGCCTTCTGGAGGTTCTAATGTTTGTGAAGAAGATGGAAAAACAAAACCAGAAGTATTACATGCCGAAGCTAATGCTATTTTAAAATTAGCTAGATCAACTGAATCTGGTTTAAATTCATCTATGTTTACTACTTATGCACCTTGTATACATTGTGCTAAGTTAATACTACAATCTGGTATCAGTGAACTTTATTATGAAGAAGATTATAAAAATGATGATGGTATTGAGTTTTTAAAAGAGTATGGATATTTGCAAATAAAGATTGTTAAAGGAGCGTTATGATACTTTTAGATTTTTCAAATATAATTGTTGGTTCAATAATGGTGGCACATAAAGTACCGGATGAGGAACGATTTGGTGAAGATTTTATCCGCCATTTAGTATTGAATAGTGTTCGTTCTTATAGGAATAAGTATAAAGATAAGTATGGTGAAATTGTTATCTGTACTGATTTTCACGGTAGTTGGCGTAAAGAAGCTTTTCCATTCTATAAAGCCCATAGAAAAGTAGCTAGAGAAAAACAGAAACAAGAAAAGGGTATGGATTGGAGTGCCTTATTTGATACGATTAGTAAGATTATTGAAGAAATTGATACATTCTTTCCATATAAAGTGATACGAGTACCACATGCCGAGGGGGATGATGTAATTGCAGTACTTTCTAAGGCATTTAATGAGAAAAGCTTGATTGTATCAAGTGATAAAGACTTTTCTCAATTGTATAAATATAAATGGGTAAAGCAGTATTCCCCAATGAAACAGAAAATGCTCAATGGAATAGACCCTTATAAGTACTTAAAGGAACATATTATTCGTGGTGACAAGGGTGATGGTATTCCAAACATATTATCTGATGATGATTGTATTGTGAATGGTGTCCGTCAAAAGGCTATTTCAAAAAAGAAAATAGCTAATTGGTTAGTTGAAGACCCACATGATTTTCCTGATGATATGAAGCGAGGATGGATAAGAAATAAAATCTTAATTGATTTTGATTTGATTCCTGAAAAGATTTCTAATGCTATTTTAGATCAATATAATGAAGAAAAGAAATATCAGAATGGTCAGTTAATGAATTATTTTATTAAGAATAGATTGAAATATCTTATGGAAAATATGGGAGACTTTACAAGATGACAAAAAACATTTCAGAATTGTTTGAAGATTTTAAAGCATTAAAACATTGGACAAAAAAGAAAGCATTTTTAGAAGAACATAAAGATAATGCGACATTGAAGTTTTTATTGCAAGGAACTTTTGATCCAAATATTGTTTGGAATATTAATAAGATTCCAAAATATACACCAGATGAAGGGCCTGATGGAGTAAATCCAGCAACTTTATTTACTACCATTCCAAAGTGTTCTATTTTTGTTAAAGGACATCCCAAGGGTGAAGGTGTTACTGAACAAAGATTAAGTGAGCTTTTAATTCAAGTATTGGAGTCTATGAATGAAAATGAAAGTGCTTTATATGTTGGTATGTTAAAAAAGAAACTTAAAATAAAAGGATTAACGGAAA